CATGCACATGATACCGGTTCATTATATTATGCTCATGGTGATTGGAGAAGACTTCTTGCTGATACTTCAGAAGGAGCAATTCTAAATTACACAGACCCATTAAATGCTTGGGTATATAGTGTAAATCTTAGTAACTCTGAAACCGCAGGACACGTTTTAAGTACACAAGCAGATGGAACATATTCATGGGTTGCTCAATCAAGTGGTTCCGGTAGTTCATACAGTAATTCTGATGTTGATACTCATTTAAATCAAACTGACCCAGATGCAGGATATGTATTAAGTTGGAATGGAACTGATTACGCTTGGGTTGCTCAATCAGGTGGTTCCGGTAGTTCATACGGTGATACCGAGGTGTCTGCTCACTTAAATGTAAGTTCAGCCGGCTCAAATCAAATATTAAGTTGGGATGGTTCTGACTTTGCATGGGTTAACGATCAAACAGGTTCAGGCGGAAGTTCATTTGGAACAAGCGATGTTGATACTCACTTAAATATAAGTAGTGCTTCAAGTGGACAAATTCTATCTTGGAATGGAACTGATTACGCTTGGGTTGCAGATGCAACTGGTAGCGGAGGTGGTGGTTCAGTTGCTATGACTGACATTACTAACACAACAATTACAAATCCACAATCTAATGATATTTTAAAATACTTCGGTAATGATGGGACTTGGAGAAACGTAACATTCACTCCAACTTATTCAGACATTAGTGAACAGCCTTCCAGTGTTTCAGATAAAGCTGCTTTTCATAATACTTTCCAAAATGCTGCTACAGTATTAAAGGTTACTCATAACGGTTCATCCTCATATCGTTTTGACCAATATGGAACAACTGATAACCCAACGATTTATGTTAAAGCAGGAACAACAGTTGGATTTGATTTAACTGATGCGGGTGGTGCAGTTCACCCATTCGTAATTCAAACTGCAGGTGGTGCAGATTATAACGACGGTTTGGTTGCTTTAGATTCAGGAAACTATTACGAAGGCGCAAACGCAAACGCAGGAATCGGTGGTGCCATGTTCTGGAAAATACCAGCAGGTATTTCTGGTAACTATAGGTACATATGTCAAGCACACGCAAGTATGGTTGGTACTATTGTTGTTGAAGCGGCTGCAGGCGGTGGCGGTGGTGGAGGCGGAAGTTTACCAAGTCGTACATCTCCTTCTCAGGCTACAGCATCAATTGCTGATGGAGTATCAACAGACCTTGATATTACTGGATTTAAAGGATACGCATTATATACGATTACAACATCAGCCGCGGCTTGGGTAACTCTTTACACTGATGCTAGTGCTCGTACATCAGATAACTCAAGATCAGAAACAACAGATCCTGCACCGGATGCTGGTATTATTGCTGAGGTAATTACAACAGGAGCTGAAACGGTAAGATTATCACCAGGAACTATTGGTTATAATTTAGAATCAACACCAACAACAAACATACCTGTTAAAGTAAGAAACAAAAGTGGTGGCACAACGGCCATTACAGTAGCTATAGAAATACTTCAATTAGAGGCTTAAGATAATGGAAGAATATATTGTCACTCTTCATAACAGAGAAGACTTAGACGATTTCTATAACGATATGGAAACGCCTGGTGGCGATCTTTATATTCCTGATAGAGCAGTTGATTTACAATTAAGAAGACAAATCAGTCGTAACACTCATTATATGTTAACACCTGAGGAAGTAATTGAATTAGAAAAAGATCCTCGAGTAATGAGTATAGAATCAAAAGCATTAATTGATTCTATAGAATGGAAAGCGAGTGGATATTCTGAATCCGGTAATTGGAAAAGAAATAATGGCGTTGCTGTCACAGGGGATAAAAATTGGGGAATACTACGACACACTATTGGTGCCAATGCAGAAAGTGGCACGTGGGGAGATGAAGCATTATCTGGAAGTACCAACATTTCATCTGCAACTGTTAATATAACTGCTTCAGGAAAAAATGTTGATGTATTAATCGTTGATGGAGCAATCACAACAACTGCCATGGGCCACCCAGAGCTTGCCGTCAATGCTGATGGGACAGGAGGAAGTAGAGTTGTGCCGTTTAATTGGTTCTCTCTAACAAATCAATTAGGTTATGGCGCTAATGGTACCTATGATTATAATACAATGGGCGTAGAAAGTGATACTAATCATGGTGTTCATGTGGCAGGAACCGTAGCAGGAAATACTTTAGGTTGGGCAAGAGAAGCAAATATTTACAGTTTAGAATTTTATTATACTGGTGCAGTCAATCAGGTTGTGAATAGTTCACCTCTTGTACCATCTACATTATGGGATTATATTCGCGAATGGCATAATACTAAACCAATTAACCCAGCCACAGGAAGAAGAAATCCTACAGTAAGTAATCATAGTTATAATGGATCTGTTAGTAGAGATAGTCGAATTACCAATGGGATTTATAATGGAGTTGGTATAGTTAGATATAGAGGAGTAACGTACGATAAGTATGGTGATCAAGGATCTGATTTAACTGATTCTGAATTAGAAGCAAGAGGTATATATGTACCGCCTGGTGGTAATTGGACTCTCGGCTATAATTCAAATTCAATTAACGCAGATATTACTGATGCAATAGCCGACGGTATTATTGTAGTAACTTCCGCAGGAAATCATTCTCAAAAAGAAACGAATAATACTGGTAATCAAGACTATGAAAATTATTTGTACCTTAGGATAGGATCTAATACATATGCTTCAATTATTCCGAGTAACAGAACAGCTGGTATATCCCTCAATGAACCTACTATAAATGTTGGCACACTTGATGGTTATAAAGATGACCGTAAAGGATATTGGTCAGTTTGTGGTGATGGAGTTGATATTCATGCAGCCGGAAGGCAAATAATGAGTTCACAATTAACATCTACTGGTGCCACCGTAAGTGATTCTAGAAATAGTTCGTTTTATCTTACTAAGAAGAGTGGAACAAGCATGTCTTCCCCACAAGTTACTGGTGTGGTTGCATTACTTATGGAAAGTAATCCTGGCCTAAATCAAGCGCAAGTCAATGAATGGTTAGAGGCAAATGCAACTAAAGATTTAATGTATGATACAGGAACTGATAGTAGTACTGATCTTGTAAGTTTACAAGGTGCACCAAATAGAATATTAAGATGGATTAACCAAAGACCAGAATCTGGTGCGAGTTTTCCAAAAGTAAATGCAAAAGCAAGACCTACAAGTGGTAGCGTATATCCACGACCAAGATTAAGAAAGAGAGGTTAGCCCAATGGATATAAATAAACTAAAATATAGAGATTCAAATAACAATGCCTGAAATTTTAACAAACAATTTTAATCAAGACATTAATAAGTTATTCATAGCTGATGCAAAGGCTAACGATGACTATTATATGTTTGTTTCCAGCATTGGCGGTATTGAGCCAGTTGATTCTGCTACTTCTCAAAATGAGTTTTTAGAAAAGACTCTATTTGCCAAAAAGATAAAGAACGATGATATTAACTTTATGATAAAGTATTATCCTTGGCAAAGAGGAACCGTATACGCTGAATACGATGATAGTATTGATTTAGACGGTCTTAAGTTTTACGCGGTCGTTGGTCCTAACGATAATGATACCGATGATTATAGAATTTATAAATGCCTTAATAATAACGAAGGCGTAGGTTCAGAATCTCCACCAACATTTGATGCAGCTAACGTAAATCAAGTTTATGAAACTGCCGATGGTTATGTGTGGAAGTATATGTATCGTCTCACTACATTACAATTCGAAGGTTATAATGCTTTAGGTTATATACCAATTGATCCTGAAACAACCATTGAACCAGCTGAGGTTTACGGCGGTGGTATTTCAGAGATTCAAGTAACTAATGCAATTGTGAATAATGGATACGAAGAAAAGAATGGACTTATTAATAGAAACCTTGGTAGAGTAGGTAGTCCTTTAACTCACGGTGATGTTTTATTAGAAATAGATCCTAGAGAACAAGATTGGAATGAAACCGATAATTATTATGTAGGTCAATATCTTTATGCTACAAACCCAAGTTCAAGTGTTACCAACTTATTTGTAATTAAATCATATGAATTACAAACAGGTTCAGGTTTAGCAAGAATTGTTGTAGGTGGAGAATTAGCAGATCCTAGACGTGGTGTTATTGAAAATGCAACAGCAGCTGCACCAGTTGCTATTACATCAACTGACCACAACTTAGTTAACGGACAACCAATTACTTTTAGAAATGTTCAAGGTATGGTTGAATTAAATCTTAATGAATTGTCATCTGATACAGTAGCAGCTACAACATTTTATGTTTCAGTAATTGATGCCGATACATTCTCATTAAAAGCTGATCCTTTATTGGTTACTGATTTAGATGGAAGTGGATTTACTAATTATGATTCAGGCGGTACCTGGGAAGCATTAACTGATTGGGAAATTTCTACTTCAGTCGTAAACGCAAATATTAAAATATTCCCAAGAGTTATTATTCAAGGTGACGGAGTAGGAGCAGTTGCAGTTCCTGAGATTGATTCCGGTGGAATTAATAAAGTCATATTGTTAAATAAAGGTTCAGGATATAATAATGCAATTGCATCAGTCGTTGATCCTATCATTGACTTTAATCCAGGCGGAACAGAATCAGCAGACGTAAGAGCAACAATTAAACCTATTATTGAACCAAAAGGTGGACACGGTTATAACTTGCTTGACGAATTTAGATGTAAACATTTTTCAATGTATGCTTATATTACAGCAGAAGATAATACAAAGATCGGTGATAAGAATACATACGGATGTATTGGTATTGTAAGAACTCCTCAATTTAAAAGTATGGTAGATGTAAATACATGGAGAAGTGGACAAGCAAACACTGCCCCTGAGCCTGACATATTCGATAATAGAATCGCAATTGTCACTGATGATTATGCAAGATTAAATGCAAATAGTACAATCACACAAGTTGATGTAAACAACGATGTTATATTCCAAGCTCAAGTACATGAGATCGACGAAGCTTCGAATACAGTTTATTTGGCTGAATATATAGGTCCATATAAGAATAATGCACTTGTTGGTAATGGAGATACATCATTTAACCCAAATCTAGCAATTACATCAAATACTGGTCAGAGAATAACAATAAATAATCCTATAGCAGATAATGTTGTGTATTCAGATTATAAACAAAGAACAGGCGAAGTATACTTCATGGAGGAATTCTTCCCATTAGCAAGAAACGACCTCTCAAGAGAAGAATTTAAATTTGTACTGGAATTTTAAGGAACGTAAGTAAAGATGCCTATTAATAAAAACTTAAACCAAGCACCATACTTCGATGACTATGATGCCGAAAAGCAGTTCTATCGAGTTATGTTCAAGCCTGGCTATGCTATACAGGCAAGAGAACTTACACAACTCCAGACTATGCTGCAAAATCAGGTCGAGTCATTCGGAGATAATATTTTCAAAGAAGGTTCAATCGTAAAAGGTTGTAACTTTACAGAACTTGACGATCTTCAATATGTAAAATTAAATGACGGTCCAACAGGATTTAATGCAGAAGCATATATCAGTGGTCCTGCAGTTGAAACACTCGGCGGTCAAGAAGTTGAACTTGATTATGTTTATGAAGTATCAGGTGCTTCTTCTGGTCTTAAAGCAGAAATTGTTCAAGCAGCAAAAGGTTTCCAAACAAGACCACCAAATCTAAATACTTTCTTTATCAATTATACTAATATTGGTAACGCAGGACAAACTCAATTCCAAGCTGGTGAAGCTTTAGTTGTAACGAGATACAAATATCTCAGAGGAACAAGTACCGAAGCATTAACAGTTAATGTTGTAATTAATACCGATCTTACAGTTTTCCAATCTCCTTCAGCAGGTAATCCTCATGTTGGTAGAGCCTTTGGTATTGAAGCTGCTCCTGGTATTATATTTCAAAAAGGTCATTTTATATTTACAGCAGAACAAAGATTGGTTGTTGAAAAATATACCAATGTTGCCGATGCAAAATCAGTTGGTTATTTAGTATCTGAATCACTTATCAATGCTTTACAAGATAACAGTTTATACGATAACGCAAACGGTTCCAAAAACGAAAACGCACCTGGTGCAGATAGATTACAACTTGTTCCTACATTAACAGTATTAGAAAGTTCTGAAGCAACTGCAAATTCTGACTTCTTTACATTAGCTCGTTATCAAAATGGTAACGCAATTACTGTTCGTGATGTTTCTCAATATAATGTTCTTGGTGAAGAAATGGCTCGAAGAACATACGAAGAGTCAGGAAACTATATCCTAGAGCAATTCCCATTAACAACTGATGACCGTGCTGGTGAAGTTCAAGTTGTTGTTGGACCAGGTACAGCATATGTTAAAGGTTATAGAGTAGAAAATTCTGGTGAACGTTCATTCCAAATAGATCAAATAGCATCAACCGAAACAATTGAGAATCAAAATATCTCAATGGAATATGGAAACTATTTTGAGATTGATAATTCATCTGCCTCACAAGGTTATTTAAATCTTGGTATATTATCAGTAGTTGATGCTCAAATAGCAAACAGCAGTTCAGCAGGTTCTGTTTTAATTAAGAACATTACAGATAAAAGAGTTTATGTTCATTATAATATTTTCAATGGCGCAGCAGGAACACCAGTTAGAGACATTACTAAATTAAGTGATGGTAATGGTGATGTACCTGTTAAAACAAATAGTTTAGGTGCTCCTGTTATTAAAGAGACAGGAAGAAAGGCATTAATATTTGATACAGGTGTAAATGGAGTATTCTCAACAAGCAATACTCTTATTCCTTGTAGAGCACAAAATGCAAGTAGTGCAACAACAGGAACAATTACATTAACGGCAGGACCAGGAGAAGACTTTAATTGTCTTAACGATGATATTAGAGTTAACCAAGGTGGAACTACTTATCCTGTTATAAGTACAACTACTGCATTAAATAATTCACAACTTAATATTGTTTGTGATTCAGGTTTAAGCGGATCAGTAGAAGTATTTTATAATAAGAGACAAATTGGATCCTCAGGTGGCATTTCTCCATACGCTAAAAACGAACGTGATACGTTTGTGAAGTTTAACTATACAGGTGTACAAGCAAAATATAGTTTAGGTTTCCCTGATGTATTTAAGATTGTAAGTATTGTAGATTCAACAGGCGCAGATTTTACAAACAGCTTTAGATTAAAATCTAATCAGAGAGATACTTTTTACGATCTATCTTATGTAGAATATATTGAAGGTCGACCACAACCAAGTGGATTGATGACAGTTAATCTAAAATGTTTTGAAGTAAATACTGCTACAGGTTCTTACTTCTTTACAATTAATAGTTATCCTAATACTTTGAATAGATATGATATTCCTTCATATGTATCAGAGTCAGGACAAGTATTTAACCTAAGAGATAGTTTTGATTTCAGAGCACATGTTGATAAAGATACTGCTGCAAATTATTCGGCAACCGTAGGTAATGCTCCAACGATTACTCAACAGGTTGGGTTTAATCCAATTACTTTTAATGATAAAGGTGCACCGCTTGTACCTGCGGCTCAACAATCATTACAAACAGATATAGAACATTATCTTTCAAGAATAGATACAGTTGCATGTGATTCTTATGGAGAGATAATTTTAATTAAAGGTGAAGAATTAAAGAACGCAAAACCACCTAAACTAACAACAGATCAATTAGCAATCGCAAACGTTGAGATTCCAACTTATCCTGCATTGTCTAAGAAACAATCCGATGTTCTTCGTAAAGATGATTACGCAATCAAGCCAAGAGCAACTGGAATTAAAAACTTTACAATGAAAGATATGCACAATCTTGAGAAGAAGATTGATAACATGGCATATTATATTTCATTAAATCAATTAGAATCAGAAACTGATAATTTAATTGTTAGAGATGAGAATGGATTAAATAGATTCAAGAATGGATTTATTGTGGATCCATTTAATAACTTATCGTTATCAGAAATTTCTCATCCGCAATTTAATGCTGCTGTACCATTTAATCAAAAGATATTAACTCCTTCGCTAAAAACATTTGCATTGGATTTAACATATGATTCAGCAACAGGATCGTCTATCTTCCCAAGTACTGCTGATGCAAAGGTTGGTGTAATTGGTAGAGATTCAAATGTTGAAGTAATTAATCAGCCTTATGCTTCTAACTTTAGAAACTGTGTAAGTAACTTTTATAAGTATGTAGGTGATGGAGCTATATCTCCACCATACGATGCTGCTTATGATACAACAGTTAACCCTGCTTCTATTGATATAGATTTAACTACTCCTTTCCAAGAATTCATTGATGACATTCAACCATTCTTGCCTATGACTGATACAACAGTTACTCGAGATTTTGTAGCTGATGAAAATAGAAGAAGAGCAAGACGTGGTGCAGGTGTTGAAACTACAACAATTACAACAGCATCAAGTCAAATTGAAATAGATAGCTCAACAACAACTGAATCGTTTGTTGGTGAATTTGTTTCTGACTTTAGATTCCAACCGTATATGGCATCGAGAGATATCAAAGTTTATATGTCAGGATTAAGACCTAATCAAAGACATTACTTCTTCTTTGATGGTATTGATGTAAATGCACATGTTATGCCAGGTTCAAATACAGCTAACTCAGTTGGTGAAGTAGGAAGGTTCGGTGATAAAGGAGCTGCGGTCTCTACAGATTCAAACGGTGTATTAAGAGCTGTATTCCACTTACCTGCTGAAACATTCTATGTAGGTGATAGAGTAATGGAAATTGCTGACGTTTCACAATACTCAAGTATTGATTCTGCGTCAACTTCAAAAGGATTTGTTACTTATAGAGCATATAACTTCAGTGTTGAGAAAACAAGTTTAACGACTTCAACAAGAGCTCCAAACTTTGATGTTAACACTGTTATAACAACAAGAAACGTTGCTCGTCGTATTAGAGGTAGAGATCCACTTGCACAAACATTCTTTGTTAAGAAAGGTATGGGTGCAGGAAGTAATTCAATTTACTTATCAGATATTGATGTATACTTCCGTCGTAAACCAACGCAGACAGGCTCAGGTGGTAACGACACTGCTCCATTAAATGGTGTATCATTACAGATTAGAGAAGTTGTAAACGGTTATCCAACAAATAGAATTTTACCATTCGCAAACGTTCATAAATTACCTGCTGATGTTAATGTATCTGAAGATGCTTCTTCAGCAACTACATTTACTTTTGAAGCACCTGTAAGATTGGATGTAGAAAAAGAATATTCAATTGTAGTACAGCCTGATGCATCAGATCCTAACTATTTAATTTATACTTCTAAAGTTGGTGGAATTGATTTAACACCAGGAGCAACAAAAGGTTCTGCTATTACTCAGGATTGGGGTGACGGTGTTCTATTTACTTCAACTAACAACTCTGCTTGGAAATCATATCAAGACGAAGATATTAAATTTACAGTAAGAAGACATAACTTTAATTCTACAACAGGTACGGTTAAATTAACAAATGCTAATCATGAGTTCTTATCACTTAATAATATTACAGGAAAATTTACTCCTGGTGAATTAATTTATCAAGATGGTTCAACTCCTGCAGATACGGCAATTACAACAAACGGTACTAAAACATTAGTAGGTACAGGTTTAGATAGTGTTTATGCTGCTGGTGATTATATTAAGACAACTGTTTTGACTAAAATTGAAATACATAAGATTGCCACTGTTGTAAATTCAACAGAAATTATATTAGAAACTCCAACAGTAAGCTCAGGTGGTGGTACTCACTTACCTGTCATTGCTGGTGATTTGGATCTATATGATGTTCAAAGAAATCCTTATGAATGTCATTTAGTTAATTCTTCTGCAACTGCAGCTAAACAATTTAACGTAGGTGCAAATATTGTTGGTCTTGATAGTGGAAGTACAGCAAACGTTTCTGCCATTAACGATATTAATTTAAGTTATATTCAACCGATGATTATGAAATCAAATGATTCTTCTTCAAGAACATTATTGGATGGTACCTTTGTACCACCTGCCGATGTATCATCTACTTACTTAAAGCCAATGCAATTTAATGACAATAACTATTTTACAGAGAAAGGTGTAATTCTTTATAGTAAGTCTAACGATCCAAACGGATCAAAAGCATTTACTTTAAATGTTAATATGACAAACGATGGTAACGTTACATCAACACCATTCGTTGATATTGAAGCATCTAAACTTATTGCCTATCAATATAAGATTACCAATACTGCAGATACCACAGCAAAGTATATTAGTAAAAAGATTGAATTAGCAGAAGATCTTGATGCTGAAGATTTTAATTTAATTCTTTCTGCATATCGTCCAACAGGAACAGATATTAAAGTATACATCAAAGCTCAGAACGCATATTGCTTTGATGATTTTGATAGCCTAGCATGGACTGAGTTGGAATTATTTGAAGGAGTTGGTTCCTTCTCTGCAATTTCAAATCTTGGTGATTATAGAGAATTTAAATATAAAATAGCAGACTCAGACAAGTTTGGCAATGTTCCGGGTGGAGCATTTGCTTATACAAGTCAAAGCGGTGCTTTCGAAGGATTTAAGAGATTCCAAATTCGTATAGATTTATTATCTCCTAATATTCATAACGCACCTACACTAAAAGATTACCGTGGACTTGCGTTAACATAAGGTCAATACCATGAGCAATGTAAAGAATATAAACAGAGATAATTCAACTGGTGCAATTCTTAGTACTGATGCTGCCGCTCTCAATAAATATAAGGTAGAACGGAATTTTTACCGTAAGGTAGACAGAATACAAAATGACTTGGTTGATATTAAAAAGAGTATTCTCGATATTTACCAAAGAATCGAAAAATTGGAAGAAAAATAAATGGCTATAGATATAGGTAAGATAACAACTTCACAGACATTCCAAAATTGGTTTAATAAAACCAATGACCTGGTTGATGCTCTTGCTGATAATGTAGTAACCGCATCACCTGGCGGAGATACTACTACAGGTAGTGCTACACTTACTGGTACTATAACAGCAGCAAACGTTGTTGGTTCTACCAAAGTTTCAACAGATACAATTCAAGCGGTTACAAGTAATGCTTCAGTTAATTTTGTTAGTCCATTACAAGTAACAGGTGCTGCGCAAACAACAAGTACATTCTTATTCGCGGCAGGACCTCAGACAAGATATTCAACAGGTACATTAAGTTGGGATGTTGGGTTAGAAGATGCAAATCCTGGTGCCTTTATTATTGATACAGGTACAGGTGATCCCAAGTTTAAATTATCAACCGCAGGTACTTTAACTGTACCTGATGCCACTGTTACTGGTACATTGACAGTTGGTACATTATCAATTGGAAGCGGTGGTGGTGGATTAAGTACCGATGATATTTCTGAAGGTAGTACAAACTTATACTTTACCGATGCAAGAGCAAGAGGTGTATTCTC